GCGGGCGTGGAACCGCTGCTCTCCAAGGCGCAGTTTGCCGATGCGATGCAGGAAGCCATCCAGCCGTACATGAACACGATCCAAGGGCTGGGATTGCAGCCCGAGAAAGCCGTGGCGGCGCTAATGGAAGCCGACCACAAGCTGCGTAACAGCGACCCGCAGACGAAAATGGCTTATTTTTACCAGCTTGCGCAGTCCTACGGCATCAACTTGGGTGCCGTACAGCAGGGCGCAGCGCCGCAGGGTGCGGTGCCGCAGGGCAGCGTTGACCCGATGGTGTATCAGCTTCAAAACGAGCTGAACAACGTGCGCGGCGAGGTGATGGGCTGGAAACAGCAGCAGGAGATGCGTGAAAATCAGACGCTTCTCAACGAGATCAATCAGTTCAGCACGAAAGCTGAACATTTTGAGGACGCCAGAGCGACCATGATTCAACTCCTACAGAGTGGCATGGCCGAAACGCTGGACGAAGCCTACGAAAAGGCCATTAGATTGAACCCTGATCTGTTTGAGCAGGTGAACAAGGCCCAACAGGCCGAGATCGCCAACAAACAGGCCAGAGAGGCCAACAAGGTTGCGAAAGCAGCCAGAGCAGCAGCGGTGAGTGTCAGAAGCGCCACACCCGGCGTAAACACGGCTCCCAAAGGCGGCGACCGTCGTGCGATTTTGGAAGAGCAGTTTGCCGATCTGGAATCGCGTTTGTAATTAACTGATATAGGAGACTTCAAATGGCATTTGCCAACTCTAGTATCAGCGACATCATCGCTACTACGATTCAGAGCCGTAGCGGTGAGCTTGCTGATAACGTGACCAACAACAACGCGTTGTTGCGTCGTCTCAAGGAGCGTGGGAACGTCAAGACGTTCTCGGGCGGTAACGTGATTTTGCAGGAAATCATGTACACCGATCCGACCACGAACAACACGAACAGCTACTCCGGTTACGAAGTGCTGAACGTGGGTCAGAACAGCCCGATCAGCTCGGCGCAGTTTTCCATCACGCAGTACGCTTCTGCGGTGACTATCTCGGGTCTGGAGATGATCCAGAACTCGGGCAAGGAGGCCATCATTGACCTTCTTGACGGTCGCATGTCGGTTGCCGAAGCGCAGCTGGCTAACCGCATCAGCGGTGACCTGTACGGTGATGGCACCGGCAACGCGGGCAAGAACCTCACGGGCCTTGCTGCGGCTGTGCCGGATGACCCGACCACGGGAACCTACGGCGGCATCAACCGCGCCGTGTGGTCGTTCTGGCAGTCCAAGGTGTTTGATGCCTCGGTGAGCGGTACGGGCGTTGTCTCGTCCACCACCATTCAGGGGTATATGGACGCCCTCGCTGTGCAGTTGATCCGTGGCACCGACAAGCCTGATCTGATCGTTGCAGACAATAACTTCTACCGTTATTACTTGCAGTCGCTTCAGAACATTCAGCGCGTGACGGACAGCGGTTCCAGCATGGCTGGCGCGGGCTTTGCCTCCCTCAAGTATTACGGCGCGGGCATGGCCTCCGACGTTGTGCTTGACGGTGGTATCGGCTCGTCCACCTACAACAGCGGTGCTGGCAACGCGAACCACATGTGGTTCCTCAACACCAAGTACCTGCACTTCCGCCCGCACAAGGATCGTAACTTTGTGCCGATTGGCGGCGAGCGACAGGCCGTTAACCAAGACGCCATTGTGAAACTGATTGGCTGGGCAGGTAACTTGACCTGCTCGGGCAGCCAGTTCCAAGGCGTGTTGATTGACTAAAGGAGTACACGACAATGGCTGTTTCTACTTCAAATCTGATTGGCGTGTCCCTTGGTTACACCGACACCAGCCCGATGTTTAAGGTTGGCACCACCGTCAACCTTGACGATGGCGGTCAGGCCATTTATGTGCAGGCGGCTTCTACCGTCAGCACCTACATGGCGGTTTCGGTGAAGGGCGACAACACCGTGGTGCCGCTCACCACGACCAACTCGGCAAACAGCAAGGCCGTTGGCTTTGCGCAGGCGTCCATTGCCTCAGCCTCGTATGGCTGGGTGCAGCTGGGCGGCAAGCCGGTTGTTAACCTCGCTGCGTCATGCCTCCCGGCGGTTCCGCTCTTTACGACGGCCACCGCTGGAACGCTTGACGACGCCACGGTGACTGGCGGTCTGGTTGAGGGCATCGTTGCCCTGACCACGGCCTCTGGTGCCACCGCGTTGACCTGCGTTGCGGGCTACCCGCACGTTGCAACGGGCGTTGTGGGCTTCTAATGAAGCCTCTGGAGATCACGGTACAGGCGGCAGGTACGGCAGAGGAGCTTTGCTCCAACATCCGGTCTGCGCTGTCCCGTGGTCTGCCAGAACTGACCCTCGCTCCCATCAAGCACGATGGTCACATCGTATTGGTGGCGAGCGGGTGGTCTATGCCCGACTACATTGACGAGATTAAGGCGCACCGCCGAGCCGGTCGCCCCATTGTGGCTGTAAAGGCCGCACACGACTTTCTAGTGGAAAACGGCGTTAACCCCGATATGTGGGTCAACCTTGACCCGCGTGACCGCACAAACGGTATACAGCGGCTTAACGACTACACGGTGTATATGCCAGCCTCGCGCTGCCCACCGTCCACGTTTGATTACCTCAAGGGCCGCAAGGTGTTGCTGTGGCACTCATGGGCAGAAGGCCCAGAGATGGACGCCATCGGCCCCGGCAAACTGGCTGTAGGCGGCGGCACAACCTCCGGCTTGCGAGCGGTCAACATCGGTTACCTTCTCGGGTTCCGCAAGTTCACGATGTACGGCTATGACTCCTGCAACCGCGCTGATGGCGTTAAACGGTTCACGGGCGATGTTACCGGCCCTGCCATTGATGTGTTTGTCGGCGGCCCGTCGGGCAAGAAGTTCAGCTGCAACATGGCAATGGCCCAGCAAGCAAACGAATTCCAGAAGCTCTTTGATGTGATGGGCGATCTGCAAGTGGAGGTAAAAGGCCCGGGACTGATTGCCGAAATCATGCGCGTGCGCGATCAGCGCAAGGCCGCGTAATGGCAATCCCAAGCAGAGTTCTTGGATCGGGCGTTAACAGCCTGTCCACCGTATCTATTTGCGGCGACGGTAATGCCTCGGTGACGGCAGCCGGTACGTCAGCAGGGAGCGCCACGCAACTGACGTTTGTATACAACAACGTCACGACCGTAGGATCAGGCGCTGGCGTAAAGTTGCCCCCGACCGAAATGGGCGAGTTGATATGGGTGACAAACTCGGGCGCAAACGCGTTGACGGTGTACCCCTATGAGGCAACTTCCACAATCAACGCCACGACATCAGCAGTAATTAACAAAGTATGCGGCGCGGCATTTTTTGCTGTCAGCAATAGCGCATGGGAAGAACTGCAAGGGTTTAATGGCGAAGTGCCGATCCTGCACTACGGTGCGTTTTCGGACACCACGTTACAAGCTGTGACCTCTGTTGGCGAAGCAATAGCAATGACGTTCAACACGACTGACGCGGCAAACGGTATCAGCATTGGCTCGCCCACCTCGCGCATCGTTGTGGACAATCAAGGCGTCTACAACGTCCAATTTTCAGCGCAATTGGATAAAACCTCTGGCGCAGCGGCAGTTGTTCACATTTGGCTGCGCAAAAACGGCACCAACGTGCCAAACACGGCGAGCCGCGTTGTTATCCAAGGCACCGCAGCAGAGTTAGTGGCGGCGTGGAATTTTATCATTCAACTAGAACCCACCAATTATGTAGAATTGATGTGGGAAAGTGATGACGCAGACGTAGTTTTACTCGCGGCAAGCGCCACAAGCGTTTATCCCGCAATTCCCTCGGTTATCTGCACCGTAACACAGGTCAACAACCTGTAATCCCCACAGGAGAAACGGACAATGTTAGACAGCGATGTAAACAACGCCGACGCCCAGCTGCATGTTGAGTTCTACACCCGAGAAGATGGCCCACGGAAAGGCAAAGCCTACGTGCGCATCATGGCCCCGGGTGACAAAACCAACATCATTGAGCAACCGGCGCGGGACGACCACAAGCAGCGGTTTCCTCGGCAATGGCTGTATTTTCAAATGCAGCAGAATGAGGACGCCGCGCAGCAGATCGGCACCCCGCTGTCGCAATGGCACCGTGACTACCCCGAGGAAATTAACAAGGATCAGATTGCGGAATTGAACATCCTCAAGTTTGTAACGGTAGAGCAGTTGGCGCTGGCCTCTGATGGGCAGTTGCAGCGCGTCGGCATGGGCGCGGTTGGCCTACGTGAAAAGGCCCGCCAGTACCTTAACCGCAAGAACCGCACCGAATCCAACGCCGAATTGGCCGATACTAAGCGCCAGTTGGCCGCGTTGCAGGCACAGCTTGCAGAATTGACCGCAGATGCCCCCAAGCGTCGGGGACGACCTCCAAAATTAACGGAGTTGTAGTATGGGCAGCACGATGATTCAGCTCATTCAGCAATGTACGAATGAGCTAGGCATACCGACCCCCAGCACGGTTTCGGGTAACACTAGTCAGGAAACCGTGCAGTTGTTGGCGCTGATGAACGCCGTCGGGTACGAAATGCTGCGTCGTGCTGATTGGCGAGAGCTGACAAAACAACACACGTTTTACACCGAGGCAACGTCCACAACCGGAACGTGGACGACGAACAGCTACACGATCACCGGTATCCCCTCCACCGCTGGGCTGTCTACGTCGTATCAGGTGCAGGGCGTTGGCATCCCGAACGCTACTTACGTGACGGGCGTAACCAGCGCCAACTCGGTGACGATCAACTACGCCCCGACTGAGGCGCAGATCGGCGGCCAGCTGATATTCCAGAAGGTCAAGTACGACCTGCCATCGGATTACAACAGCACGGTCAACCGCACGCATTGGGACAAGAGCAAGCGGTGGGAAATGCTCGGCCCCGAATCAGCGCAGCAATGGGAATGGCTGCTCTCAGGCTACATCAGCACCGGCCCGCGCATCCGGTGGCGTCTGCTCGGCAAATACTTCCAGATTTGGCCGGGAATGAACGCCGATGAATTGCTGGGGTTTGAGTACCGCAGCAACGCATGGGTAGAGAGTGCGTCGGGACTCGCAAAAACGAGCATGACGGCTGATGATGACCGCTGCATTTATCCAGATCGCGTCATGGTGCTTGGCACGAAGCTCAAGTATTTTGAGGCAAAGGGCTTTGACACGACCGCGCTATACCGCGATTACTTGATGGAATTGGAAACGGCCATCGCGCAGGACACGGCAGCCGCTAACCTCTCGTTTGCCCCGCGCCCCGGCACGGTGTTGATCGGCTACGACAACATCCCTGACAGCGGTTACGGTACGGACAGCCAGTAATGGCCTCGCCCGTTCGTCGCAGTCGGCTCATTCAGCGCACGCAGGCCAATGTGGCCTCGCTCCCCGCCCCCGTGGGCGGTTGGAACGCCCGCGATGCGCTTGCCAACATGGCTCCGACGGATGCCGTAACGCTGGACAACCTATTCCCCGGCGTTTCCAGCGTAACGCTGCGTGGCGGCTACGACAAACACGCCATCGGCATGACGGGTCAGATAGAAACGCTGATGGAGTACAGCGCAGGAGCGACAGATAAGCTCTTTGCGGTCGTTGGCGGCAACATCTACGACGTTACAACAGCCGGGACCGTCGGCGCGGCTAAAGTCACAGGGCTGTCCAACAGCCGTTGGGAAGCCGCCAACATTACAACCGCTGCGGGCGGCTATTTGTACGCAGCGAATGGCGTCAACAAGCCGCTGCTGTTTGATGGCACCAATTGGACACCGATTGACGGTGCCTCCTCGCCTGCGATTACAGGCGTCACGACCACCTCGCTGATGCAGCCCACCCTGTTTAAGAACAGGATGTGGTTTATCCAAGTGAACACGTTGAAGGCGTGGTATTTGCCCACAGCATCCGTGGGCGGTGCAGCGCAAGCACTTGATTTGTCCTCGGTTGCCAAGCTGGGCGGCAGGCTCGTTGCAATGGCAACGTGGACAATTGACGCGGGCTATGGCGTTGACGACAACCTTGTATTTGTCACCGACAAGGGCGAAGTCATCGTTTATCGCGGCACAGACCCCTCTAGCGCCTCTACGTGGGCGCTGATCGGCGTATGGATTGTGGGTGCGCCAATCTCGCGGCGTTGCTTGATGAAGTACGGTGGCGATCTGCTGGTGTTGACGCTGGACGGCCTTGTGCCGCTGGCTTCAGCGTTGCAATCGTCCCGCCTTGACCCCAACGTGGCGCTGTCGGACAAAATCCAAGGCGCGTTTGCGGCGGCGGCACGAACGTATAAAGAAAACCACGGCTGGGCGTTGCAGTATTACCCGCTCAACAACGCGCTGATTGTAAATATCCCAATTTCAGCCGGATCACAGCAGCAATTTGTGATGAACAACATCACGAAGGCGTGGTGTCGCTTTACCGGCTGGTATGCGAACTGTTGGGCGTTGCTTGGCAACGAGTTGTATTTTGGCAGCGACGGTTACGTTGCAAAGGCATGGACAACGGGAACGGGGTCAGCCGGGTACAACGACAACAACCAAGCCATCAACACCAAGGCGTTGCAGGCTTTTAACTACTTTGATACCCGTGGCGTTATCAAATACTTCACCCGTGGGCGCGTTACGACGTACAGCAACGGACAACCGACCATCGGCGTTGGTATCGCCGTGGACTTTCAAACCGACGACTTCCTCGGTGCGTTGTCGTTTGTGGCAACAAACTATGGTCTATGGGATGTGGGACTATGGGATCAAGCCATTTGGGGCAGCAACACGATTGCCAACAACACGGTCGTCGGGTTGAGCGGCATCGGGTATTGCGGCGGCGTGATTTTTAATAGCAGCAGCAAAAACGTGTCGTTGGAATGGGCATCAACGGACGTCGTGTATCAACTCGGATGGGCTGGAATATAGTCAGCGGCCCTCATGTGGGGGCGTGGGTTACGGCGCAGACTGAAGGGGCGTTCCACCCCGAGCGGTCGGTGGCGATTGGATTGGAGCGTGACGGCGAACTAGTCGCCGGGACGGTATACGAGAACTGGAACGGGAAATCCGTGGTTTGCCACATTGCGTGGCAGCGGGTGACCCCGGCGTATATGGCGGCGGTGTATGACTATGCGTACAACGTCGCAAATGTTGATAAGATCATAGGGCCAATTAGCAGCAACCATACCCGGGCGCTCGCATTGGTCAGCAAGATGGGATTCTCGGAGGAAGCGCGGATTAAAGACGCCGCGCATGATTCTGGGGATATTGTTTTGATGACGCAGACACCAGACAGGTGTCGTTTTTTGGAGCCTCGGTATGGGCAAAAAATCACCGGCACCGCCACCGGCACCTGATTACACCACCCTTGCGATCAAGCAGGGTGAGGCCAATTTGGCTGCTGCCAAGCAGTCGGCCTACATGTCCAACCCGAACATTTACGGGCCAACGGGTTCGCAGACCGTTACGTGGCAAAAGACGCGCACAACCGACACCGACGCCTACAACAAGGCGATGGAGCAATGGCGTCAGGCGTCAATGGCAAATCCCGACGCTTACGTGGGGGAAATGCCGACGCAAGAACAGTTCCAAACCGAAATTGAACAACCGACGGTTCGGCAAACGATTAATGCAAACGCTGAAGCCGCGTTACGTGAGCAAGAGCTGGCCCAGCTTTACATGTCGCAGGCAGCGCGAGGTGCGGCGGCAGGGCTGGGCAATCTTGGCATCGCCTCCGCGTTCAGCAGCAACTTGCCGGGTCTTGAGTATCGCGTACCGACCGCAGGCGGCATTGATCGCAGCGTGGTGGGCGGTGAATTGCCGGGTTACACCGACATTGGTTATGCCAATCAAGGGTTGGCTGGCGCTCCGACGCAGGGTTACACGCCTCTTGGTGGATATGGGTACGAAGCGTTGCCCGGGACGATGGGCGTTGGAGAACAAGCGCGCGGCAACATCCCCGTATTTGGCGCTGGACAGCCCTTTGACGCGGAATATTACGGTTTAGCACGCGGTGGCCCGCAAGCGCCAACAGACCTTGGACGCGCTGATGCAGGCCCGTTTGGCCCGGTAGGTGCGCCGTCAGGGCAAGCATTTGGCATGGCAGGCGGCGGCCCACAGGGCGGTTTGTTTGGCCTCGCAGGCGCAGGCCCGCAAGGTCTTAACTTACAAGGATTTGATTTTTCTGGCCTCGGTGGCCCGCAGGCAGCACCCGCGCAAGGTCAGTTTGGCTACGCGCAACAATTTGTTGGCGGCCCGCAGTTGCAGGGCCAGATTGATATGGAAGGTCTTGCCGCAGCCCCCGTGCAAGCAGGCACCACGGCACAGCAGGCCATCATGTCGCGTCTTGCCCCACAGTTGCAGGGCGAGCGCCAACAGCTTTACACGCAGCTGATTAACCAAGGTTTGCGCCCGGGCGGCGAAGCGTTTAACGCCGCCATGTCGTCGCAGATGCAGAAAGAAAACGATCTGCTGTTGCAAGCCGCCGCGCAGGGCATCAGCCTTGACCAAGCCGCTCGTCAGCAGGGCTTTGCCGAACAACAATCCCGAGCCATGTTCGCCAATCAGGCGCAATTGCAGGGTTTTGGGGCGGGCATGGAACAGGCAGGGCTGTACAACGTCGGCCTCGGCCAGAACGTGCAGCAGGCGCTTGCGACGCAAGCCGCGCAGAATCAAGCGCAGCAGCAGGCGTTCCAGCAGCGATTGCAGGCGGGTGAGTTCGGTCAAGAAGCGCAGCTCGCATCATTTGGCACGCAACAGCAAGCGCAAGAAGCGCAGAACCGAGCCATTGCGCAAAACTTTGCACAGGCACAGGCCGCGCAAGAGGCGCAGAATCAAGCCGTCGGCCAAAACTTCCAGCAAGCGTTGGCCTCACAACAAGCGCAAAACGCCGCCTTGGGTCAAGGTTTCGGTCAAGCAATGGGCGCTGCGGAATTCAACCGCGCTGGGCTTTTGGCTCAGTTCGGCATGGGACAGCAAGCGCAAGAATTGGCAAACCAAGCCATTTCGCAAAATTACGACCGGTCGCTTGCGATGCGTGAACTGCAAAACGCCGCGTTGCAGCAGACGTTTAACCAATACCAAGCCCAGCAGCAATTGATGAACGCTGCGGGGGCGCAAAACTTTCAGCAGCAGTTGGCGGCGCAGGAAGCCAACCTTGCCCGACAGGCGCAGCAGGCCGGACAGTCACGCGAACAGGCGCAGTTTTACAACCAAGCGCAAGCGCAAGCCATGCAGCAAGAGCTGGCACGGCAACAGGCGCAAAACGCCACACAAGGCCAACAGTTCCAGCAGATTGTGCAGCAGCAAGAAGCCCGCAACGCGGCGCTGAATCAGCGGTTTCAGCAAGATATGGCTCGTCAAGCCGCCCAAAACGCCGCTCAACAGCAGCAGTTTCAACAGAATTTTGCCGGTCAGCAGTTTTACAACACGGCGATCCAGCAGGCACTTGCCCAGCAGGCTGCGATCCGCTCGCTGCCGGTCAACGAGATCAGCGCGTTGCTCTCGGGCGGGCAAGTCAGCGTGCCGCAGTTTCAAGGCTACAGCGGCGTCAGCGTGGCCCCTGCGCCGATATTCCAAGCGGGTCAGGCGGCGGGCGACTTTGCGCAGCGCAATTATCAGAACCAAGTTGGTTCGTACAACGCTGGCATGGGATTACTTGGAAGCCTTGCTGGTGCGGCAGGCACGGCATTTGGCGGCCCGCTTGGCGGCGCTATCGGCAAAGGCTTATTCGGAGGCTAATACATGAACGGTTTTCAACCAGATCGTAGGCCGCAGCAGATGGCGCGTATGCTTGCCATGCAAGAACGCAACACCTCGCTTAACGCACCCCCGGGGCAGCGTGACATGGCGTACCGGCAGACGGCGGGGCTGGGTTACGCGCAGCCGACTCCAAACACCGCCCCCGGCGTGCCGCCGCAGGCCATGAACTTCAACGGCCCCCCGCAAGCAATGCAGGGCGGTCGCCCGTTTGGCTACAGCCAGAACATAAGCGGCACAGGAATGATGGGCATGGGCGCACCGCGTAACGCACCAATGCGCTCCCCGCAACTTGGCATGGGGGTACGCCCCCGGGTTTCTTCTCCCGGCATGACGACCCCGCAGGGCGGTCGGTACAGAGGAGATTTTGACGATGGCGCAGAATAGACCCCGTTACGTCCCAACCTTTCGCGCACCGACCGAGTACGAACTTGAGTTAGAGCGTGCGCGTCGGCAGAAGGCGCTGGCAGAAGCCCTTGCGCAACAGGAATATCAGCCGATGGAGGGCGCTGCCGCCCCGATCCCGCGTGCCGCACCGCTTGTTAAGGCGTTGCAGGGCTTTTTGACTGCTCGCGCTGGACGGCAGGCCGAGGAAGCCGAGAAGGCCGCACAAAAGGCTGGACGCGTTGAGATTGCAGATTACATCCGCTCGTTTGAACCAGAGCAGCGCACGGTTGGCATGGGCGACATCGCCGCAATGGAAGCCACCGCTCCGCAGATTGATGCGCAGGGGCGCGTGTCGTACAACCCGCCAAGTGCCGTTGCAGCGCCGAATCAGAGCCTCATGGCAACCTCACCGGATCAGCCGATGCAGATGCAAGTTGGCGGCCCATTATCAACGGCGCAGCGTCGTGCGCGAGCGTTGGAAGGTTTTGAAAGCGCAAACCCGATGGTGCAGCAGTTCGCTATGGCACAGTACGAAAAGACAATGCCACGCGACCTTGATTTGAAAATTGCACCAATCAATCCAACAGAGGTTGATTTAGGGTCTGTTGCAGAAGCGCAGCGCACAGGCGACATCAGCAAAATTAAGCCAAGAGAAGCGCCAGAAAAACCCGTGACTCGCACAGGTTCAGATGACCTTGGCAACAAAATTCGCACTTATTTTAGTGATGGATCGTTTAAAGATACGCCAAAAGGGGTGGCGCCAACGGCAGGCGGCGGTAAATCGCCAGAATCAGCGGAAGGTTTACGCAAAGAGTTTACGTCGCAAACCGCTCAATATCGCGGCGTAGCGGATGCGTTTGTCAAAATTAAAAACGCAGCAATGAACCCAAGTGCTGCAAATGATTTGGCATTAATTTTTAGTTACATGCGGGCGCTTGATCCAGCATCTACCGTGCGCGAAGGTGAATTTGCAACAGCGCAAAACGCTGCGGGCGTAGATGTTCAAGTGCGCAATCTTTACAACAAGGTTGTCAGCGGCGAAAGATTGTCTCAACCGCAGCGTCAAGACTTTTTGCAATCGTCTTACGGCATGGTTGAAAGCCAAATGCCGAACTTGCAACAAATTGTTGACAGGTACACCGGCATTGCTAATCGCTATGGTTTAAATCCAGAGGACATCGTAAACAATCCGTTGCAGTCTTTAATGATTCCTCGGTTAACTGGCGACAATGATCCAATGTTTGAGAAATTGAAGAAGGGCGACTTGTTCATCACGCCTGACGGCAAAATGATGAGGAAGCGATAATGGGCTGGAGAGATCAAAGCGAGCCGGTTGGCGGTTCCCCCGAGGACAATGACGACTTGCTGAAAGCATTGCGCGATCGGATGCGTCAAGCAGGTGGTTACATAAAGTCAGAGGTTATGGGGTTGCCGAGTCAGTTTCCCCGTCAACTAGGGCTTGCAACGCGTTCTGCTGTAACTGGATTGACCGCGATTCCCGGCATGGCTGCGGATGCTGCAATGGCGGCATATAACCTTGCAACAGATTCTAACCAGCAGATGCCAACTCAAGCCACGCAGAACCTGATGACGCAAATGGGATTGCCAGAGCCGCAAGGCGCCGTTGAGAACATCAATCAGTTCCTTGGCAGCGCAATCTCGGGCGCAAAAGTCCCAATGCCGGGCATTAGCCGCCCTGCCCCTGATAATTTTCAGCCAGATTTGACTCGGCAACAGCGCACATTTGATGTCGGGCAGCGAGAGGGGTACGTCGTGCCTCCCGCGACAATTAAGCCAAGCCTTGGAAATGTGGCGCTAGAGAGCATAGGCGGCAAACAAGCCACCGAACAAACTGCGCGGATGACCAACCAGCAAGTTACCAACAAACTTGCAAACCGCACTCTTGGATTGCCAGAAACCCGCGAAATTACTCAAGACACGCTTGAGCAAGTTCGTGATGAGGCAGGCAAAGTTTATGAAGCGGTTAAAAACGCAGGGCGTATTGCCGCTGACGTTGATTACAAGGCTGGTCTGCAAAAAATGCGGGCTGAAATCAGCGAAATCATGAGCGATTTCCCAGATGCGGATGTTGCCGCAGCGGGGAACATTGATAAATTGATTAAATCGCTAGATGTCGCTGACTTTGATGCCAAATCTGGCATGGCGTTTCTTAAACAGTTGCGAAACGAGGCGGCAGATAACCTTGCTGCATTAGACGATCCAACTCGTAAAGCGTTGGGTCGCGCACAGCGTAGCGCCGCTGAAAATCTTGAGGAAATGGTGTTTCGCCATTTAGACAAGATTGGTCAAGGCGGCCTTGCAAAGCAGTTTGATAATGCCCGTCGTCAAATCGCCAAGTCATACACCATTCAAGCGGCGCTGGATGAAGGCAGCGGCAGCGTTGACGCGATGAAATTGTCGCAAATTCTGAATAAGGGCAAACCGCTTTCTCCAGAGCTTGAGCTTGCCGCTCGCATGGGCGGTTCGTTCCCTCGCGCAATGATTAGGCCGGAGCGAACTGGCAGCGTTGGCTCAAATGCTTTGGATTTGGCAATGACAGGTGCAGGTGCGGTGTCATTGCCGCTTGTATCTGTTTCCCCTTACGCGGCATTAGGAATCATTCCGGCAAAATATGGCGCAAGACGGTTGGCATTAAGTAAAGCGTTGCAACGACAGCTTCTTGGCGAGCAATACACGTTGCCCCCGCAGGTTGTAGGTGGCGCGGCGGGCGCAGAAGCAGAACGACGACGCAGGAAGCAGTAATGTCATCCATTGCGACGACAGAGGAGTAATTAGATGAGCTTTAACGGGTCGGGTACATTCCTCATCAATTCGGCAGGCCAGCCTGTCGTTGCTAATACCGTCATTTCGGCTACGGTCTTTAACGCGTTAACGGCTGATCTTGCGACGGGTCTAACGAACTGCATTACCAAAGACGGCCAAACAACGCCCACGGCCAACATCCCGATGGGCAGCAACAAGATCACCGGCATGGCCCCGGGTACGGTTGCGACAGACGCAGCCAACTTGTCGCAGGTGCAGTCCACGGCGGCCAAGCTCATCACGCCGAGCGGCGTAGACACGATCACGGGCGTTATGTCGCCGGTTCT